GAATACCATAACGTCACAGAAATTATGCGTACCCTTGGATTTAGCTCGGGGGTGGTGATACGCTCCTTTTCATAACCAAATGACCTAACTCTACTAAACGAACATTTAGTTTAGTTATATGGATCAGTTGGTTTTCGACGCTTGAGGCGTTCGGCTGGAATCGGCAACCACGGTAAATGATGCGCCCTGGTGCGTGGCTCTGTTCGCAGTATCTGCTGGCTGAGGAGCTTGGGAAGCAACAAAACGAGGCTGGCCAACGACGGCGGCTCGCTCTGCACCGAGCCGCTCACCGCCGCCGTTGGCTGTTGAAGAACCAGAACAAAGAACGACGCGACTACCGCCGGGAAACGTCAGCTCGGCCACACACGGGCCGCGGGAAATGATGCCATAGCCGGAGGCAATCATTTCGCGGGACGTATGCATAAACGATCGGTCATCTTTGCTCAGCTGGAACGCAAATAATGTGCCCTGGGATTCAGTGCTGATACTGCCTTTGATAACGATGTTGAACGCACCGAACGGATCAGATGTCACGCTAGGAGGCGGCAAATTCTGCTGATCAGGTACGCTATCAGGAGCCACGTGAACAACTTTGACAGGACCTTGAGGCACAGTATTTTGAGCAACTGGAGTACTGGTTTTAGAACCCTGAGTAGACAACGGGTTATGAAACGGATTGCCGTCATTGCGCCAAAACACAAACCCAACAATAAGTACCAATACTCCGAGGAGGATAAAAACGCGCGGAGACGTGAGGGCGTTTTTGCCCGCCATGGTGTCTCGATGAAGTCCGGTGGCTGTTGAGTCATAGAGTTGGAACACCCGTTTATCAATTTTGCGCAGTTGAACGATATTAGAGCCATCCGTAGGCGCTTTATTCTCCTGAGCGCTGTGCATCGACTCCTTATAGTCCTTTGAAACAAGCTTCTTCATCCACTTACCAAGAAGCATCAGATTTGAGTGCTGGTAAGCAGCCTCGGACGTATTGCGGATATCCGTGTGCAAGTACTTGATATTGGGCATCGTCAAAATGATGTCCCAGTTAAAATGCCGGTGCATCGTCCAGGCGGACAGCCAGTCCGTAGGTTTGTCCTGAGACTTGGCCTTGTCTGGACCGCCGGGGTAATCAAAGCGTTCGACGTACTTATCCGACCATTTGCTGGGAAAAATAACCTGCGCTTCATCAAATATCAGAAAGGCGTTTCGCGGAGCCCATTGAAACCAAGTTCTAATCCGTTCCAAGCCTTCTGCGGATTCGTGGCTAATAAACTCAACATCAAAAGTATCAGGGAGATCATCAAACAAAGCTTCGAAGCGCTCACGGGACATCCCTCGAACATTGGTAATAATCAATCGACCTTCCTTCGCAGCAGGAACAGCATCGTCCCAAACCGCGCCGGAGGTCTTATAAGACCCATTAGGGCCATGATGAATTTTGATAGCCATAATCAGCTAACTCCGGGGATAAATTTCATGGCCCAACGAGTGGGAATGGCAGAGAAAATAAGCGTCAAGCCTTGGGGTATTTTGAAGAAAGCCAACATGGATTGAATGTTGCCGGGAATAGATGCCCAAGCAGATTTAACCAGTTCAGTAACACCGCTTTCCTGCAATATTTCCTGAACGACCTCATAACCAACATCAAGCATCATGATCTTGAATTGTAAAAACGAATAAATGAGAGACTTGGTGACAATGACAAGAAGGTCTTTAACAAAGGTATAAATACCGCTGTCCATGAAGTCCCAAACAGCTTGGAAGAAATCAGTAACACTGCCCATCCAAGAAATAATAAAGTCCATATCAACCTCAGGCAAAGACAATCATTAAGGCCACCATCGCACAGAGTGCAAAGATGGCCGACGCAATCCAAGATAAGGAACCGGCGTACTTATCGAGACAGAAATCAATAGAGTGACCCAAAACGGTAACAGAAGGCGGACAATACAACTGCCCTCCTCCTCCTAACGTTATGTCTCCTACGGGGCTGAATGCTTCCTTAAGCTTTGCAAGCGATTCCTTAAGCTCGGTTTTGGAATCAGAAATTTTTTGATCCCATTCATCACCCTGGCCATCGAAGGAACCATTTTCAGGATCGGTCAAACCAGCACCGTCGCCAGAACCGTCTTCTTCACCGTCACCAGAGCCGGAACCGCTGCCGGGCTGGATACCAGTACCCGAACTACCACACGTGCCAGTACATTTTGTGTCCGTAGACGTGGTTTGCCCTGAACCGTTGGTTTTGGTCGTAGTTGTGGTTGAAGACGACGTAGTTGAGCACTTGTTAATGCCAGTACAAGTGGTTTTGGTGGCGTTATCTGTTTTGACACTGGTCTTGCTACCATCAGAATTGTCTGTGGTTTTGACGGTGGTATCTATTTTAATGCCATTACTGGATGGCTGAGAAAAAACGCAGGTACGAACGCCGTTAACAGTACCACAACTTTGTTTGCCGTCTTTTTGGGTCTCAGTTTCAGAGGTGCAAGAAACAGAATCACCAGAGCCAGAGTAAACACAAGGCTTGTCAGTAACGGAGGTTTCTTCCTTTACTGGTACGCAAACGCCACCCTCACAAGCCGCGTCTTTAGCGTCAATGACATTAGTTTGATTGTTAACGTTACCAGTAAGCTTTCCAATAACATTGCATAAAACGTTGCCTTTGACATCAGAAACACAGTCACTACTTGAAACAACAGAAACCTCACAACTGGTGCCATTCTGAGCAAAGCTAGGAGGCGCGGAAGGAACACCACCGTCCCAAGTGCCAGCAATTTGGTAAGCAGATCCGGGGTTACCCTTGCCAGCAAGATACTTACAGCTGGGCAGCTCAGTAGCTTCACTAGCACGAACACACTTACCCTGCTTGCCATCAAAAATCATAGGATCTTCAGGAGTATTAGTACCGCTCTGGTCCTTGCAAATCTCACCATCAGCTAGCGATTGATCACACGAACCCTTGCCGGGATTATAAGTTGTACCAACATCACAGCTAGTACCATAAATATATACATTAACACCGCCTGCTTGATCAGCTCCTTTTTCGTTCTTATAAGTGAACTGACAAGATACATAAGAAGCTGTAGTAGGAAATGAAAAAGTGCTAACAGCAACGCCAGTTGCCCTAGGTCCGGCTTTATTGACGGCTCCGGCCTGACAAGCTTCGAAACCAGAGGTGAAGAAAGTGTTTAAGCCATCAACCTTAAACGAATATGCAGCAGATGCAAAAGACGAAAATAGAAGTAGAGAAGCGGCAAGAAACAATGAGCGAAACATAAAAAAACCCCCGAATAAACCGGGGGCTGAAGTTAGAGATATTCAGCGCACCGGATACCTGAAACCAGTGCGCTGGCCATGATGATGCCAGCCAGCGCGGACCAGATCACCTGGAATCAGACTTTACGAACGAGTGCGATAATCACACCGACGACGCAGAGCGCGGCCACACAGGCGACAACAGCAGCACCTACAGTTTCACCGCTGGACTGAGCTTCAGCGATTGCAGTAGTAGCGCCGTCAGCGACACCAGCTGCGAAGCTGGAACCGGCGGCAACGAAAGCACCAACACCAGCGATGCCAGCGGCCAGTTTGCGGAAAGTTGGAACGGATTTGAACTTGGAGATTTGTTGTTTCATGTCAAACACCTCTGCGCATTTTGCGCAACTGAGAAATGATAATACCGACCGTAAAACCAACGACGAATAACATTATCGTTCCCATAAAGAACTGCATAAATGTATCGCCATCAAAACCACCTGTGATAACAAGTTCCAATTGGGCTTGCTGGTCAGGCGTGACAACATAAGTTTCCGTCCAAGCCTGAGACGAACACGAAATAACACCCTCGGCTGAGGTTGAAAATTGAGTGCAAGTTAAAACAGACTGAGACGGCACTTATTCAGCCTCCTACAGCTTTTGCAGGAGCGGACTGAACTGGGCGCTGCTCAGCAACGCGAAGAGGAATTCCAGCAAGCTGGTAGCTCAACTCTTTGTATTTTTCGTTGTAATTGACGGTAACAGGCGCATAAACCTCAGAACCTTGAAGCTCACGATACGAGTTCTGAAGACCATTTTTAGCAGCCTCACCGAAAACGCCGAGTTCAAAAAGGGTCGTTTCGATGAAGCCGTTACGGTTGATAGATTGCGCCTGAATAGCCACAAGATGCCAAGGTTTTTCAGGTGTGCCCTTTGCAGCAACACCAATGACGTGACCTTTAAGAATAAGCATTATGAGTTCCTTCCAGTTGGGTGAAATGCCCAGCCGGGCACAATTACATCAGGACGACGCCTGAAAGTTAGTAGTTTACGTTTTGCATGTTGGTTCCTGACTTGCTCAGCTGACTGAGCTTGTAGAAACAAACGCATAAGCGAATTAGCGAGAGCGTTAGGGTCAGAGTGCCCAGAATCATAATCAGCAATTTCATTCTCCACTGAATAACGTAGCATTTGATATTGAATGCGATCCATCAAACACCCCAGAGGCGAATAGCCAATGAAGAAACGCAAAGAAAAAAAAGAAAAATAACAAATACATCGATTAGCCTGGAAAAGAATGACATTAGTAACCCATCCATTCAGCGACTGAAGGCGTACCGGAGTCATTGGATACATGAAAATACTGCTGATCTGGCTTAACGCCCTGCTCTTTTCTGAGGTTTACCGCAGCTAAGGTTTCTTCTACCTGAGCACGAAGAACGGACGTATCTACATGACGCATACGCGAACGTAATT